AGGGATTATATTCACTGACATTGATGAAATAGAAGCTGAAAACGGCAACCGTAAAATGGATGAGGCGTGCAAACGAGCTATAATCTATGGTGCTGATTCATTCGGCTATGATGCTGATGGGTTGGGTGCAACACTGAGAGACAATGTTGATAAGTGCTTTCAAGGGAAATCTACCAATATTTACGCCTACAAAGGTTCAACACAAATACATGACCCTAAAGCTGAGTTTAAGAGCGAAACAGCAGGGCTAACAAACCGAAAAGATAGGTTATTGAATGAAGATGTACTTGATAATAAAAAGGCTCAAAACACTTTAGGTATAGCTGAGAGAATATTCAGAACATGGGAAGCAGTAACTGAGGGTAAATATCATGACCCTGATACACTGATAAGCTTTTGTTCAAAATCAATTAAGCCTGAAATGCTGGAAAAGTTGAAAGCTGAAGCATGTAAAACACCAATTAAGCCAGGTGATAAGGTAAGGTTCTATACTAAAGAAGAGTTAAGGAAAGGCATCCCATTACCTGATGGAAGCCGATTAAAGATAGCATCACCCAATCTATTTGATAGCTGTTTGGTTTCTCTTGACAAAGCAAGTATAATAACTTACGACGATGAATGGCAAGATACCTCAAATTATGAAGCCCCAGGAATAGTTTAATTATGGCGAATATATCAGAAGACGAACTATTAACGATAGTTAACTCTAAACAAGTTGATGCGGAGACATATAGAAGCCAAATTCAATCAGAGAATGACGAACTTGAAAGGCGATACAATGCCGAGCTATACGGCACAGAAGTACCAGGTCGTTCAATGTATGTGTCGAATGATGTTAAGGACGCAGTTGAAGCGGCCCATACTTCGCTAGTTAGAATGTTTTTAGGTGCAGGCTCAATCATAAAGTTCACAGCTACTAATCCAGACAATGAGGCGCAAGTAAAAGAAGCCCAAGAAAAAACTCAACTAGTCGATTGGATTATTAGAGGCCAAACCAATTCATATAAAACACAAAGCTCATTCTTAACCGATGTATTAAAGCTAAAGTCAGGTGCATTAAAATATTTCTATGAAGAAACTGAAGAAACCGAGGAACATGAGTGGGAAGGATTGACCGCCGACCAAGTTGTTCTACAGTTACAGGAAATGGGCCTAGAGTTAGTCGATAAAGATGTTGATGAAGACGGTGAAATAATATTTGGTATCGAGTCAAAGGATAAAAACAAATCAGGAGAGATTGAGCATATAGAAGATGAAGATGAAGAGGACTCATTTGATATAAAGATAAAGCTCAAAGTTAAACGCCAAGAAATCAAAATAGCTAACATGCCGAGTGGATCTTTTTTAATATCCTCAGATGCTACAGATTTGGACGAAGCAGAGTTAGCCGGTGACGAATCATTTAAAACCAGAGGCCAATTATTAGCTGAAGGTATTAGCAGAAAGGTGGTTGACTCATTACCCGCAGCATCAATCAACGGCGTGACAGAGCGACAATATAAACGTAACCCTAACGGTGAGATTGCACAGTCAGACTTTAATGAATGGGCTAGTCAACAAGTACCAATTGCCGATTTATATGTGATGGTCGATTATAACAACGATGGCATTGCAGAGCGCAGAAGGATTCAGAAGTCTAGCGATATCATTCTATTCAACGAACCTTTTAATCATGTTTCTTACGCTGTCGGTTCAGCTTTAATTGTACCTAACACGGTAATCGGTGAGGGTTGGGGTGAGCAAATAGTTGACATTGCAGAGGTCAACACAGCGTTGACGCGCCAAATACTCGACAACTCTTACATGGTGAACAATCCTAAAAAGATTGCTAGGATTGGTAAAAACGGCCTTAACTTAGATGAATTACTTTCTCCAAAAATTGGGGGCGTAGTTCAAGCTAGAGGTGAACTACCGCTCGCTGATTTACATATGCCGATAATTACAGAGTTCATAGGTGATAAAGCCTTGCTAATCAAACAGCACATGGACCAGATGAAAGCTAATCGAGTTGGTGAGCAGTTAACTAGTCAAGGTTTAGACGGTGACGCACTAGCCAAAGAAACAGCGACTAGATTCAACGGTGTTGAGAAAACAGGCCAAGCCAAGGTTGAGAAGATAGCTAGGAACGTTGTTGAGGTTGTTTACCGCAAATTATATGAGGGTGTTGCTTGGATGCTTGCACATCATCAAATGGATGAGATTGAATTCAGCGTGCTAGGTAAAGCATTGACGGCCAACCCTAGCAACTGGAAATTTGACAACAACGTTAGTACTGAGATTGGATTGGGCGCTGGTGACAATGCCGAAATAGTCCAGAACATGCAGGGTGCTTGGGCTATTCACTCTCAATTAAAGGCTGAAGGTTCAACGCTAACCGACGAGAAGAAAGGCTATAACATTCTAGCTAAGATGTATAAAGCAATTGATATCAAAGATGTTTCAATGATTATCAACGATCCTGAAGAACCGGCCGAGCAGCTAAGAGCTGATAACGAAGCATTGAATAACAAAGTATTGCAAGACCAGCAAATCATTGAGCAGCTATCGGAACAGGTTAAACAACTGCAAGCACTATCAGAAGTCGAGCAGATAAAAGCACAGGCTAAGTCTGAAGCTGACAACAAAAAAGCGGCTCTCGATATTGCTAAACTACAAGAAGATCAGCGACAATTTAACGTTTCAACAGCCCAAGAAGATGAGCATCACGACGAAGAAATAGCCGTTGATTTAACGAAGATTGAGACACAAAGCCGGTGATTATCCGGTATTTTGCAACAGTTACGGATTAAGCGTATAATAAATAAACAAATTTGAATAACCAATAGGACTCAAATGAGAAAAGAACATGAACTAACGGCGGATATCGAGACAGCGAAACAAGCAAACTCAATTGTTAATCACCCGTTATTTATCGCATCATTGAAATCTTTGCACAACGCAACGATTGAAACATTTAAAAACCTTAGCACTAATTCGGTAGAGGAAATGCAGAAATGTAATATACGTTTAGAATTGATTGATGAGTTTAAAGATAATTTCTACGCATTAATTACGAACGGTAACGCAGCATTTGAAACACTCGAAGAATTAGCAGAGCATAAAAAGGTTATAAATAAATGAGCGAAGAACAGCAAAGTCATGAAGAATTAGTAAACGCATTTTATCCAGACGCAGAAGCGGAGTCTCTCGAAGCACTAACCGAAGAAGCGGCAGAGGATGAAGCACCGGAAGAAACAGAAGATGAATCAATTGTTGATGAAGAATCTGAAGATACCGAAGAGTCAGAAAGCACCGATGAAGAAACCGAAGATGAAGAGGACGTTCAAACCGTTGAAATAGATGGCACTGAGCATAACCTAACTGATATCAACGAGTGGAAAGAGGCGCATGATAATGTAAAACTCATGCAAGCGGACTGTACTAAAAAATGGCAAGAAGCATCAGACTTAAAGAAAGATGCCGAATCGCAAGCTGAAAAGGCGCAAGAGTTAACCTTAGAATTGGAAGTGTTAGTTGCTGAAGATGCTGAAGTTGACCTAGAAGACCTTAAAGAGTACGACGAAGTTGAGTATTACAAGCAAAAAGAGAAGATTGATAAACGCAAAGCTAAGTTAACGGAGCTTAAAGCGAACCAACCTACTCCACAAACTGTATTAACTCAAGATGAACTAGTGGCAGAAAGTAACGACTTCTATTCTTATATTCCAGAGTGGCAAGCCGATGGAAAGTTAACTGATACGTTTCAAAAGGATATGAAAGCGGCTAGCAAGTACCTTCAGGATTCAGGGTACGGGCAGGAAGAAGTTAACGCCATTACTTACTCGCACCACTGGAAAACAATCATCGACGCTTCAAAGTATCGCGCTCAAAAAAGCAAGACGAATGCCAACAAGAAAAAGATAATCAAAACGCCAAAGGCATCAAAGCCAAAAGCGAATAACAGTAATAACTTGTCAGCAGAAGAAATATTCTACGGCAAAAAATAAGAGAGGCTACAAATGGCTACTATTGGAAATACAGTTTTAACACTGGTTGATTGGGCCAAGCTCAACGATCCAAAGGGCAAGACCCCGATGATTGTTGAAATCCTAAATCAGCAAAATTCAGCATTGGAAGATATGCCTTTCAAAGAAGGTAACTTACCAACTGGCGAACAAACAACTATTCGAACTGGTCTACCAACGTCATACTACAGACAGATGAACATGGGTACGCCTAAAAGCAAAAGCACATCAGTACAAGTTACTGAAAATGCAGCAATGCTTGAAGCTCGTTCTGAAGTAGATGTTAAACTGGCTAAATTAAATGGAAACGTTCAATCATTCCGCTTAACCGAGTCACGCGCATTTATTGAAGGGATGGCGCAAACACAGTCAACTACTTTAATGTATGGCACAGCGGCTAACCCAGAGGAATATGTGGGGTTCATGCCTAGATACTCTGATACAACTGCGGCAAACGGTGAGAACATCTTACTTGCTGGCGGCACAACTTCTGACAACACGTCCATCTTACTTGTAGGGTGGGGTGAAAATTCAGTATTTGGGGTTTATCCGAAAGGCTCAAAGGCTGGTTTAGATCACAGCGACTTAGGCGAGATTGACGCTTTCGACTCTAATAACAATAGATTCCGCGCTTACGCTGATTTGTATCAGTGGGATAACGGGCTAGTCGTTAAAGATTGGAGAAACGTGGTTCGAATTGCAAATATTGATGTTAGTGATTTAGCAGCGGCAACAGGCACACAGGCAGCAACAGCAGCAACGGCAATTATTAAATTAATGGCTAGAGCGCAAGATAGATTACCTAATATTTCATCCGTTAAAGATTGTTTCTATGTTAACCGCACAGTTGCCTCACATCTTCGCTTAGCAGCATTAGAGAAGAGCGCTTCAGCGGTAACAATCGAACCGGCCATTAATCAGTTCGGCCAAAACATTCATCAATTGATGTTCTTAGGTACTCCGGTAAGAATCATGGATACCATCATCAATACTGAAGCTTTAGTTTCTTAGGAGAAATTATTATGATTTTAGATGCACAAACAAAGTTCTCCGATTCTCAAGCTGTAACAGCTTCAGCGGTTGGAACAAACGTAATTGATTTATCAGTTGCCCGATCAATCGGTTCAGGTGAGCCAATGTGTGTAATGTTTGTTGTTGAGGTTGCAGCAGACCAAACAGCGGGCGATGAAGATTACACTTTCGATGTTGAGTATGCGAGTAATGCGGCGCAATCAGCAGGCGTTCAATTAATCGGTCGAAGGGTCTTTCAGTCTGGTTCACCGGTAGCACCGGCGCAAGATGCTGATTTGCTAGTGGTAGGGTTTAAGTTTTACATTCCATTACCACCTGTAACCGCAGCAGAAGATGAGCGGTTTATTGGCATTCGATACGTGACAGCCGGAGCTACTCCAATCATCACATGTTCAGCGCACTTGATACCATTAAGCTTTGCTGATTCTTATGTTGATTACGCTAACAACTACACGATTGTATAGTTATGAAAGTCATAACAACAAAAGTGGGCTTTTATGGTAAACTTCGGAAGGTTGGCGAGGAGTTCGAAATCAGAAATGAAAAAGAACTTGGGAGCTGGATGAAGAAAGTGGAAGTCAAGAAAGCTAAAGCACCTAAAAAGGCCGAGGCTGAAAAGAAGTAAAACAATCGGGAGGGTAAAACCTCCCTTTTAATATTTGAGGTAATCATGGGTTTAGCCAATTATGACGAGCTAGTTAAAACGGTTATAGATTATTCTCACCGTAACGACTTAGGCACGAAGATGGATGATTTTATTCTCTTAGCTGAGACTGAAATGCTAACTAATCCAGAAGAGCAGTTAAAGCTCAATCTAGCCGAAAAAGTTTCAACCGCTTCAACTGTTACAACAACCAGATTTTTAGCCTTACCTGATGGATTCGAATCATCACGCAAGTTCAGCATTACATTCGATGATTCAATCGGTGGATTAGAATATAGAACACCAGACCAGCTAGTTATTCGAGACAATACCGGCATCCCTTGTTTCTTCACAATCCGCAACAACGAAATAGAGTTCGATATTTTACCCGATGCAGCTTATACGGTAACAATGACTTACTTTGCAGAATTTGACGCGCTCACAGTTCTTAATCAAACTAATATCGTATTAACCAAATACCCTAATATTTATTTATATGGATGCTTGAGACAGGTTTTTGTATATTCCCAAGATGCAGAGCAAGAGCAGAAATATACCGCTAACTTTCTAGTTGCTATCGAATCGGCTAATATGAGAGAGCATGAGGCTAGATATGGACCTCAACCGCAACAGACAGTCGCGTGGTCTCCATAGATGCCATTTCAAACGCTCCCCATGAATGTAACAGGGCCAAGCTACCAAAGCAGGTCCAAGCCACTATCAAGCCAAGTTACACAGAATTGGTATCAACAGTTTAATGAGGGCGGCAAAGAGAAATATGTATTACTTCCATTCCCTGGCTTAAAAGTTTTGAGTAATGAGGCAGGCGTAGACCGTGGTTTTCATCGTATGAGCGAAGTGTTGTATCAAGTTAAAGGCACAAGCTTATATCGAATTGATGCAGATGGTACTCACACGTTAAAAGGTACGATACCAGGTACAGCAAGAATCACGGCAGCAGATGACGGTATTAATATGTTTATCGTCGTTAAAGCTGACCGAGTTTGGCAGTATTCAAGCGACACAAATTTAATAACTCAAGTTACAGATTCAAACATAACCGGTAGTGATACCGTTGACTTTATTAACAATCAATTCCACTATACAAAATCGGGGCTGGTAGACGTTACAGATTCAGACGGCAACACGACCACGCAAGGCCCAGGCTATACAATAGTTTCAAATGTTGGCGACGGCTCAGTGGCTAGCGGATTAAATATTATTGGCGCTGAAGGTTTACCCGATACTCTAATAAGAGATTACGTATTTGAAGAAGTCATATATAGATGCGGAACTCGAACGATTGAGGCGTGGTATAACTCAGGCGTTGGCTCTCCACCTATTGATAGATTATCAGGCCGAATTTTTAACGTAGGTTTAGCGGCTATTAACTCAATTGATAAAACCGATGAAGCATTTTATTGGCTTGGTGATGACTTCGCAATATATCGCTCTCAAGCAGGCTCTAAGCAGCGAATAAGCACAGACGCAATAAGCAACGAGATAGGTAAATACTCAAGGGTTGATGATGCGATTGGTCACACGTTCACAATGGAAGGTCAGAACTTTTACGCAATTACATTCCCAAGCGGCAATAAAACCTTTGTCAACAATGAGGAGCTTGGTGAAAATGGATGGTTCGAATTATCAAGCGGCGTTAACGGGCCACACGAAAGCTCAAAGTACCAAGGCACATCAATCATCAGCGCGTATGGTAAAAACCTTGTAGCCGATGAGCTAAACGGCAATGTGTACGAGTTAGATTTAGATACCTTTACAAACAACGGGCTACCACTTCAAAGAATCCGAGTTACTCAAGAAGTTAACGGTGATTTGCTAGGCGCAAAGGGTAAGCGGGTTCAAATGTCTACCATGAAAATTATCATGGAATCAGGCGTAGGATTAATTGCAGGTCAAGGCGATAACCCTAGAATCATAATCGAATACTCAGACGATGGCGGGCGAAGTTGGAACGCGGGTTCATGGCCTAGAGTCGGTCGATTGGGGGAGTTTACGTTACAGGTTGAATGGGATAATTTAGGTTCCTTTTACGGCCGGATATTTAGAATCTCAACTACTGACCCCGTTAACTATTCTATTTACACAGCTACTATTGATTTAAGATTGGCGGGCAAATAATGGTTAGCCAAGTGAATCCGCCGCCCCAACTGAGAATACCTGACCAGTTTCTTAAAGACCCTGTATCGAGGGAGTACTTTAAGCAAACAAATACAATATTGTTTCAACTGTATAATAGAACGGGCGGCGTAGATGACTCAATATCTGACGCAGATGTAGCGGAGAAATACCCATGGCCTACAAGCCAACTTGCAGAGGAATCTGACTCAAGCTTTAACTATCCGGCAATAGAACAAACTGTTAAACAGATTAGAACGGTTACAACATCAATCGACTATACAGCGGTAGACGGGGACTTTATAAACGCTAAGAGTAATGCACAAATAACGTTCCCTAAATATCCAATTGATAACAGTGTTATAATCATTCGCAATGGTGACGGTACGAGAATCAAACTAAACGGAAACGGTAAGAATATGAACGGCTCAGCAATCGGTACATTAAGCAGAAAAGGCACATCAATTGAATTTCATTATTTTATTGATACAGATGAGTGGTTTGCAATATGAGTTTTGAGCCTGACGACACAGACGAACAACGAGCGATTCAATCTCAACTGCAAGAGATTAGCATATTATTATCTGGAATATTGGCCGGTATCGCGTTAATGAACGACCTTACACCTAAGCAATTAATTGAACTAGCGGAGGGCTAAAAATGCCTATACAAATTGAATTCACATCAGACAAAACAGGCGGCACAGAGCGCGCTCAAGGTTCAGACCAGCGTTTTAATGTATCAAGTCGTACAGATTCACGTTCTTATTATAACTCTCGTGATGAATCATTGACGTTCGCTCTGACTTGGCAGGATGCAAGCACAGCCACAGGCGATTATGTTTTATATTGGCAGAACACCGACACAACCGGCAAAATATTTGTTGTTGATGCGATTGGAATCAACGCTCAATATGCGGCAGACTTTGAGCTGTGGACTGTTACGGGTACGGGCGGCGGTGGAACATCAGCGACCCCAGTATGCTTGAACAGAGCAACGCCAAAAACGGCACAGGCTAACGCATTTACGGCAGTTACTTCAACTGTTACGGTTGGCGCAGAAGAGCATAGAATTGATATTGCATCAGTTGGCGCAGCAGGACACGAAGAATTCAGACTAGTGGATAGATTGAGAATAGGCCAAGACCAAGCGATAGCAATTAAGTGTGATTTGATTGCAACTAGTCCAGGCAAAACGCACGGCGTTGTCTTTGGGTACTATGAATAAATTTAGGGATTAACTAATGCCTTTAAAAGTTGAAATCATTGGCTCAATGTCAGGAAACGGAACGGGTGGTGTAGAGATATACAATCCGCACGCTGACGAGCGCGAAGGCAAGCCTGGAATGCTGGTCTATGCAGAAGAGCGTAGACTGTGGAAGCAGCGAACTTTATTATTTTTAGATGCAGATGGTTCAAGGAATATGAACGTTGACGGGACTGTATCGGGAACGCCTGATAATATCCATAACGGTGTTGATAATGTTTATTGGACAGCAGCGGCAACGATTGGAACATGGGATTTTGAATCAACAACACAGTTCAATAGTGGCGCACAATCTATCGAAGCTATCAATATGTCAGATGGCGACACAGCAACTATATCAAAAGGCTCGGATTTAGATTTCGGAAACTTTGCAGCGGTAAGCGGATTTATATTTATTACAAAAGTTAATATATCCAATAACGAGTTTAACATTTTGTTTTTTGATAACGGAATTTCAACCGGCAATAGTGTTGATATTTTAGATTATGTAGATTCTGGAACTTTGAATACTTGGCATAAGTTCATTATACCCAAAGCAGACTTTGGGATTTTAGGTCAGACTATTGACGCGTTAACCGTTTCAGTCGTCAGAACAGTTGGCGCGGCTCCAGGATTCTATTTGGATGACATGAAAATAGAAGAATCCGCAGGCGTTTGTTTTATTGCGCAACCACAATCAACAAAAATATTTGAATACAGCAGAATAGAGTTATATTTTGAAGACGCTTTGGCTAGTACTTTGTCGGATGCAGCATTACCATTTGTTAAACTTGACGGAATTCTGGGGATTACGCCTACAATCGGATTCACTTTGCAGAGATTTGAAGACAGAGTAGCTCAAATATCATTAGTTTTTAAAACGATTAGCGACATGATGAGCTTAACATTCCATGTTGTAGATGCTGGCAGCGATGGCACTAATACATTTTTAAAACTTGCTGCTGATTTGACAACAAACTCAAGACTGGTCGAAACAAATGATGATAAGCAGGTTATTACTATTAACGATGATTTTACCGGCCTACTCAATTTTAGAGCGTATTTAATCGGGCGTGAACTCGTGGAGTCGAAAGCAATATGACAACAACACTAACAAATTTTACAAGTGAGAAGCAGTTGACAACCGGCGAAGTTGCAATGGTATCGACGACTAGCAGCGAGAAGAAATTTCTCGGTATGGCTACAGTGACAAACACTTCGGATTCAAATATTGAAGTTACGCTTTGGCGCTTATTGACCACAACAACCGGCACAACTGGCAGCGGTGGAAATTGGATATGGCGAAAGACTATACCAGCCGGAGCAACCGAGAGAATAGACAAAATCATGGGCCAAGTATTAGGGCCAAGCATGAAGATATCAGCTTTGGCTAGTGTTGCTAGTGTGATTAACGTAGATATAAGCGGAACTACTGAGACTTGATAGTTAAGCGAACAACGAACATAGCCGAGATTAAAGCGGTTTTATGCCATCCTGCTATATATGATACAATTGGCGAAGATGGCTGCTCAAAAGTTGAAGATTACGAACCGCCATTTGATGATGGAAACATCTATTACGGCGGTTATGTTAACAGTAAGATAGTGGCTATTATGAACTATCACAATTATCTTGATGGTTCGGAATGTCACTTTCAAGTATTACCAGAATTTAGAAAAGAATACGCAATAAAATTCGGCGAACAATCTTTGAAATTCCGAGGAACTCGACCCCTTTATGCGGAGATACCGACTTTATATAAAAACGTTTTAGATTTTGCTTTGATTAATAATTTCAAAATAATCGACACAATAAAAAACGACTACATAAAGAACGGTAAGACTTACGATATAAATGTGTTGAGGTATGATGATGGGAAAGCTCAGAAAGCTTGATAAAGAAAGACGCAGGATTGGCCGAGACATAGCCAAGCCTTTCGAGTCGCTAGCAGGCCAGCTAACCGGCAAAGATGCGGAAGACGCAGCACTCGAAGCGGCAGGAATTCAAGCAACGGCAGCAGATGAGGCCAGCGCTTTATTCGACCCATTCCAGCAACTAGGCCAGCAAGGGTTAGACCAATCACAATTTCTAACTGACCCACAGGCACAGTTTGATTTTCTCCAAAATAACCCACTGTTTAAGGCTTCATTGGATAACGCGAACACTGCAACCAACAAATTAGCAGCAGCTAGAGGTAGATTATCGGCTGGTGATACGTTCCAACAGTTAAGCAAAAACACTCTATTAGCAGCATCCCCACTTATTCAGCAGCAGAAAGGATCAATTCTTGATAGCTTAGGATTTGGCGAAAGAACAGCGGCCAATCAAGCAAACTTGAGAACTGGGAAAGGTGCAGCATTAGCCGGTGGAGTTGTTGGCGGTCAAAATGCAAGGTCAGCAGGGTTTAACAATATATTAAACCTAGGCAGTCAAATTGCAGGCGCATTCGCTGGAATACCTCCAGGTATCGGGCCAACACTAGGCCAGCAGGATGCCTTGACGAATCTAACCAATCAAAACACTAGCGACGTATCATCACTAATCAGCGGAAATCTAAGGGGGTAATGTATGGCTATCGACCCAAGAATTAGTTTGCAGGTTCAGGCTCCGCAAGTATCACAGGCAATCAATATATTTGAGAACGCTTTGATGAACAAGCAAACTCGAAACCTTAGAGCATCTCAGGAAGCTAGGGCAGCAGAACTACAGCCGTTCAGAGTTCAGCAACAGCAACAGAATATTGACATTAATCAGCAGAACATAGACAAAGCAACCGACCAACGCATTCTAAAAAGTATCAATGATTTCGCGGTAACTAATCAGCATATAATTGATGAAGCTGAAAGGTCTGGAGACTTCGGCGCACTACAGCAAGCAATGGTTCAACGCAGAGCGCAACTAGTACAATCAGGTTTGCCAACTGATGAAACGGACGAAGGTATATTGATGCTAGGGCAAGGTGACATTCAAAGCTTAGATGTTATCGATCAGTTGAGAAATTCTAGACAGTTGTTTAATCAGCAGTCAGGCCAAAGAGCCAAGCAATTTGCACTACAGTCAAACGCACCAATAACCGACCCAATAACCGGCCAAGTCTCAACGCCTGTATTTAACCCTGCAACCGGAGAAACTCAATTAGTACCAATAAAAGGAGCTATCCAAGAAACCATCACACAAAAAGCCGATAGGCAACAGAAAGCAAAGGTTAAAGAAGCTGAATTGGAAGTTAAAACCACCAAGCGAGTTGCTGACATTAAAAGAACCGCAACCAGAACATCGGCGCTTAAAAAAGAATTCGGCGACAGAAGGAGATTAGCAGCAAGGTCAACACGTAAAATCAAAGAGGCTCAGAAGTTAGCAGAGAAAGCTACTCAAGGGTTGGGTGGTGTTGCTAAAGTTCAGTTAGGTAGAATATTCCCAGGTATCGATACAGGCAACGAGGCGGCACTAACTGGAGCATTTAAAAACTTAGCTTTGGATGAATTGCAGAAGTTTACAGGGCCAACCACTGATTTTGAATTTAGAGTTACGGAAGATATAGCCGGTTCACTGGGAGATGGAGCATCAGCAAATAAAGCAAGATTATCATCAATGGAGCGGGCCGCATGGTTTAACGATAGAGAATCACAACAATTTAACGACCATATTAAAGGCGGTCATGATCCTGACGAGTTCTTTTTTAACTTTAATGAACTGGTAACACCTAGAAAGGGCGGCAAAAGCTATTCATTACAATCATTACAGGATACCGCGGTTTTCAACCATATTAGCATTGATGAAGTTATCAAAAGGCTTGGCAAATAATGGCAATAATTGATCTAAATACCGGTGAGTTAACGGACCAGCAGCCACAGCAACCAGCAGAAGCTCAACCAGTGCAAGCGGAAGCATTGCAGCCTCAGAAAGTACAAACGGGTGGGGTTATAGATTTAAGCACTGGGGGCTTTGTTGGTGACCAACCTATTCAACAAGCAACAACGGAACAATTACCAGAAGGAACTTTACTTGATACTATCGTTGAGCCACTACAGGCGGTATTAGGCGGCGCGGCAGGTGATGTTTTTGCTGGATTTGGTGGGATTGCTAATACTATCATCGGTGACGCAGACAAAGGCGCTAACTTCGTAAGAGATGTAAGAAAATCAGTGTCGGAGGCAGTAAAGCCAGAAACTCAAGCGGGAACGGAAGCATTGCAAACATTGGGCGATTTAGTTAAAAAGGGTGTTGATATTGTCAACTTCCCTATGTCTGGATTAGCTGGATTGCTTGAACTTATAACCGGCCAAGGTTTAGACCAAGCGGCTAACACCGTGAGAGATATTCAAGCAAAGGGTTTAGGTGTTACAGCAGGCGCGAGAGTGTTAGAGGAAACAAACAACCCAGAACTTGCTACACTTGCGAGACTAGCGCCAGATATAGCCTTGGAATCTCTAGGCGTTAGGGGTGTTAGCAAGGCTCAAAGGGGCACACCTCAGAATGTATCTAAAACCATTGAAAGCCAAGCGGAGCGAACAGCGGCGGCATCAGCTCAAGAGGCAAGCCAAGCAACAGGAATTGATTTATTTAAGGGGCAGCAAACACTTAACCCAACAGATATTGAGCGACAGGCTTTCGTTGCTACACTGCCAGCAGGCGCGGCGAACGCTAGGAATAAACTTAAAACTCAAAACAAGCAA